TCAGACCTCTTCGACACACTCCACCGAGCGCTCGATCATCACTTTGGCCATCTCCACCATGTGCATGGAGGCGAAGGCCAGATCGCGTTGTGAGCCGGTCAATTCATCGCCGAGCTCGTAAGCGGTGGCCGATGCGCAACGCAGGAAATCCAGCGCATGCACCAACGTCGCTTCCAGGCTGATGAAGTCGAACTTGCTGTCGTGGGGTTCTCGGGGAGACCGAGGGACTGGCAGGTAGCACGCCATGGCGCGTTTGACGACGGCCTTGTCGAAGACCGGAGTGGTGTTGGGTGGATCGGGGGTTATTTTGACCATGTTTTAGCTCCTTCTATGAAGTCGCTGCCTGTTCGCTACTAAACGAAAGGCGGCAACTGTACGCAAGTTAGTAGACCGGTGAGCTAAGAACCGGCGCACCCGAAGGTGCCAAGCGCACAGTCGCCATAGCATCGGGACAAAACCTGATGAAACACGGCTGTGTTGCGCCTTAACTCACTGCGGGCTACTAAACCCGATCGCTGATGGGCAGCGACGGGCGGAGAGTAGAAGCACAAATCGAGGGACGCAAGCGGTCGGGGATTCTCTCGGAAATGTCCTTCAAAAGAAAGAGACCATGCCTGCAAAAACCGGCCTGAAAGCGTTGCAAAAGATGATCTCTGCGCACGCAGCTCTTGATGCTGACCAAAGGCCGTAGGAGATGATACCGGCACACACGATGCCTGGGATTCTGGCCGAAGGCCGTGGGAGTGGACTTGTCCACGATCTGTCGGGAACCGACAGCAAAATAGGAGCACCGTGACTCTGCGTCAGATTCCGGCTATCAGAGCACAAACAGACAATGCCCTCTAAAACTGATCATCCTTCAACCGCGTAAACGGCACGCTGCGATTCTGCAGCTTACGCAACGTCAGCTTGTAGGCACTCGACTTGATCTGACTGCCCATCGGCGTCTCCTCCAGCAAAATACGCCCCGACGCAAAGGCGCAGCCGGTATTGAGCATCTTGTACTTGAGCAGATACAGCCCCGGGTCCATCTTGGCGAAACTGAACACCGCCCCGGCCGGCACGAACGCATGCCGAAACGCCCTGCGCCCCACCGCATCCGTGACCTTGGCATACACCGCCGACTCACCCGCCGAGTTATCCACAGTGATCTGCGACCAGCCGTTGTCCTTGAGCAACGGCATGTCCTTCACATACCCCGCCTTGTCCGACCACGGCGCGCCCATCGGATCCAGCGCGGGCACCTCACACTCCGACGCCACCGCCTCAACAGGCTTTGCCTGGCTGACCACAGGCTCTTCAACCGGTGCGGCGGGCGCAGGTTTGGCCCACGTCTGCGCCACAGGCACCGGTTCAGCCGGCACAAACGCCTTGCCCGCCTCCGGGTCATACCCCATCCACGCCCCTCCTGCGCAGAACACCACAAACACCAGCGCCCAGCGCCACGCATTGCGACGCCGCTTGCCACTGGAAGGTGAAGCAGGGGAAGGAGCCGCCTTGTGAGCCGGGCCTGCCTGAGCCGCCCGAGCAGGCGTCACAGTCGCGGCGGCAGAGGTTGCAGCATAAACATGAACCGCCTGCCCTTTCGCCGCATGCGCCTGCTTGCGACGCTGCGCCTCGATACGGGCCTTGTGCTCATCGGCAGCCAGCTGCGCGTCATAAGCCGCCCGCCGTCCGGGGTCAGCCAGCACATCATGAGACGCGTTGACCACGCCCATCATGTCCGAGGCATAAGGATCGGGATTCCTGTCCGGGTGCAGCTTCTGCGCCAGCTTGCGATAAGCCTTCTTGATCTGCTCAGGAGAGGCATCGCGAGCAACACTCAGCAGCTCGTAATGCGTAGGCGTTCTCTGCATTGCACTAGCTGTCCATGGCCGACTGCCATTTTCGATACAGCTATATCGGCCAAAAAGCCCATAGCTCCAGTGCAAATGCCACGCAACAGGAACCAGCCCACAAGAAAATGCCCGAATCCAGAGGATTCGGGCATTTCTTGAAACATCGATGAAACCTTCGCCACCATCCAGACGCACATTCATGCGATTCAGACAGCAATCCTCGGCCCCACCTTGCGCAAGACCCAACAGGCCAGACGCAATGACACCTATTCTTCAACAACTCCTCAGCGAATGACCCGCCTGCGGCACACAACACCCCAAGCCCGGTTACGATCCATCGCATCACTCACCAGACAATCCTTTGTCTGCATGGCTGAAAAGCTAACGGCCTGTGCTGCTGACTCAGTAGCCTGGGCCGTTGAGAACAAGCCTATGCAAAGCCCCCCCGCCCTGCAACACCCCCAAAACCATCAGCCCCGCCCAGCGCCTTTTCATACGCCAGATAGCCATCAACGCTGGAAGCATCGGTTTGCAAGGCCAGGTTAAAAATCCAGCCTCCCTTGACGCTCAAGCCGCCCGCAGCAGAAGCAAAATCAGCGTTCAAAAGCGCAGAGCTCACACACATCAAACAGACCAATCCCCCTAAACCGAAGGAAACGTCCTGCACCACCACCCGCCCACATCCTACCTGGAGCACCAACGGTCAATTTTTTTCAACTGAATCAGACAGCTAGGGTTTACAAGCGCATCAGAAGCTATATACTCGCAGCCCATTACGCCGGTATAGCTCAGTTGGTAGAGCAACTGACTTGTAATCAGTAGGTCCCGGGTTCGACTCCTGGTGCCGGCACCATATAAATCAAGGGCTTGCAGCGATGCAGGCCCTTGTTTTTTGCGGTACACGTAACAAGCCACGTAACAAGCCATCCTTTCACTGCGCCTGACCAGGCCTTAGACGTGATTACTCGCGCCGGTAAAAGCGCACACGCCAACACACGTCCGCACCTCCCCAAGCAGCCCACCCAAGGGCAGCGTCTCAAAATTTGTTGGGGCAAAAAAAAAGAGCGATATTAGTAATATGCGTTGCTGAAAACGGCTACAGCCCTTGTAAATCAAGGCTCTCAGCGTTTTCGGGAAATAGCGATATTGAAGCGATATGAAGGCGATAATATTACCTTTATGAACAGTAATATTTACCTTCCTTAAAACCCAATGATTCCGGGGGTTTGGTAAAATATCGCTATCCATATAGCTACCATATCGCTATCCCCTGCTATATGAAGGACCCAGCAAAACCGGGGCCTCCAACCCCTTTTTCCTCACATCTAGCTAATATCGCTATTTTTTTTACCCCACCCCTATTTTCAGAACGAAATCCCACGTTCCGGTCACGTTTCAGCGCCATCGACCCGGTCGGGGCATAGGAGATAAACATGTCCGAGGATTTATGCGTCACTGACCAGATCGCGTTGTCCCGCCATCGAGTTTTCCTCCTGAGGGAGTTGAATCGAACCAGGAGCATCGCGCTTCGTTCGGCGATCTATGACCAGCTCGCCCATTTTTCTGCGCTGCTCTGCATGCCGGTACCAGCCCTCGATACCATTGGCTTGCCCGAACAGTCAGCTGAGGACGCATTGATTCCATTCTGGTCAGCACTCGACCTACTGGATGGCAAAGGCGAACAGTACAACCATTCGGCGGCACCCGAGTCGTTGCTCGCGATCAACTTCAAAGATCTGCAATCACGTCTGGACAAGCATGGTTGCGGGCTACAGGTCGACTCGTCTCTCCGCAGATTTCTAACCGAGTCCGTTAAGCCGAAATTCGTCGAGGCAAACAAGAACGTGGCCAGTGTTTTATTGAAGAAAACAGTCAGGTGCATGGTTTTTCAAGCCCGTGAGTAACTGTGTAACGCAGTGAAACCTCCAAACTGACCTACAAGCCTTGTCGCTCAAGGCTTCCAGCCCATCAACTGCGAACGAGGCTGTGACCGAAATCGATGTGCGATTTGATCGACCCTGATTTCGAAAACCCTGGCCTCAGGGTATTTTTTAGTTTTTCACCCAGCGAAACCGGGGGCTTCTGCACGGTGCTCCTGGATGCCTTTCCAAGGTCCACAGTGCAATCCCACTGCATTCCTCTGCAAAACTTTGCACTCTGTGAAATGGCTGATCAGCCGCAGAGGCCCACGGCCCGCTTGGGCTTGAAGGCCTATTGCACTGCATCGAGACTTGCAAAAAAAACGGACGCGAAGCCCGTCGGCGGGAGGGGGATAAGTGCTTTTCCTCGTGTTTTTTTATTCCTAGGCCAATTTTCCCACAAGCCCGGAATCACCTGAGAATCAGCCCTTCCATCGGAGAGTTGTGGCGAAGCTAAAGCCCGCGAATGAACTGTACGCACATACAGTTAAATTTGGAGGACAAATGGTCATGGCAGTGGTTATCACAGAGAAAAAAGCAGAGGTTGATGCATGGGTCGCGTTGCTTGAGGACATCACCGCATTGCTCGCTTGTCCCGGAGTCCATCACAAATTGCTGCTGCAACGTGCTTGCGCTCTGCATACCTCGCAAATCGTGAACGCAGAGGAGTACAGCGACATGCTGGAACTCGGTGACGGAGCGCTCGCATATGCAATTGAGGAGCAGCTATACCTCCCTGCATCAGAAAGTGCCGCCTGATGCAGGTCTTGGTCATTCCTATGAGGCGCAAGGATATAGCGTTGGAACCGAGAGAGAGGGAGCGGTACGAAGCGATACAAGGGAACGTGATAGTCCGATCGACTCACTGCGAATATTTAGGCAGGCATGCAAACATTGCCTGACTTTAGGCAGGCATGCCCAAAAGAGGAACAGCGGCTTCCGGAGCTGGTGGACGTCACATTGGCCACCAATGGCCCACAACGGTTTGTGCTCAGTGGTATTGAATGCGTCGACGGCTGTGCATACGCGTAGGCTTGTGTTATTGAGAATATCGAAGCATGCTGCGACGCGGAGTATTTTGGTTCACAAGGAAAGATTACATTACTGAATGAATACACCCCCCTCTTAAAAGGGGGTGATACTTTTTTAATCGTAGTGCTGTTAAGCGCTGCTACACTCCAGTTCTTCTAGAGACACATCTTATAATTAACTGCTCTTTAGTTTTGTCTATCGACCGTTGTGACGCACTGAAGAACCTCTGCACTCACCTGTAAATACGTAGAATTTTAGATCAGGCGATCACAACGGATTGCATCACAGATGCAGGCCGTGTGCGTCGACATTATGACGCCACACACGGCTTGACATCATTGCCAGTTACGGTACGGGCTAGGAGAAAGTGTTGACATTCGAATTGATCCGCTCGGGTTCATAGTCGCAACAAATCGCTCTGGAGACGGTGGGATGTCGGCATGGATACCCATTGCGTGCTGCAGAGCTTCGCGCATGTCACTCCAATCAGTTATAGCGCTACGCATATCGTCCACATTCTCATGTGGCAGCATTCCCGGATTGATTCCTGACGCTCCCGTCATGTACCTATGCTGCATGTCCGCCATATCCAGTGTTCTTTGCGTATGTGAGTAAAGATTGTTGTAGCGATTTCTCAGGCTTTGAGGTGCTTGGCTACTAACAAATTCATGCTGATCTCTTGGTAGACCAGCAGACTCCGCAAGTTGATGTCTGACGCTCAGCAGTTGACTGGACGTTACGTTATCTTCGTCACCCGAGTTGTTACTAACTCGGTCTGGGGAGTTCACCTGATGGGCCATCCTGGATCCGCCGACACATATATTTCCCATTCGTATACCCTCTTTAGTACAGCATTTATGACGCCACTTGAGTGGTCATAGGGAGCGGATCGGTTCCAAGCTTATAAGATAATTCCCCAAAATTTTGCTGGCGCCGGGTTTAGACATCAAAGCGTCACTGACTTGAGTTTGGCGCACAGTAACGCTGCCTTGGCTGCGTCCGCCGTAAACGCAGCTGCGTTACTCGGTATCGGGGATGGCCCATGCTGGTGCGCGGCAAGCTGGGTATTCATTTCCTGGACCAGATCCAGCAAGTCGCACACCACCTGAAAGATGTTCACAGTGCTGGACCCAACCCAGTTTTTAGGAGCCTGAAAACGCTGGCTTTTACTGGTGATGCTCTCACGCAGCCCCTGAATCCTCTCCACCATGTCGCCACCCACCGTGGCATTGTGCTTCTGGCCGACCACCAGGTTCAGATCTCGACCGGTTGCCTGGTGCAGGTCGTCCACTGCCGCCAGGCTCGCGGATCCGCCGGACAGCAGCTTGAGCGCTCCCAGGGCCTCGATCTTCTTCACGCCACCCACTGACTCGGTCGAATGGTCGTCGACTGTCCTGGTGTGACTCTGGAAGCGCTCGGCGTTGGTCATCGCGTCGACCTCGCGTTCGATCGCCTGGTCCTGGATCTTGCCGTCAGTCTTACGCAGCCAGTTGCCATCCGCGTCGACGCGCTGCTGCACGGCGTCACTGTGCTGCCACACTTGGTCGCCCTTTGGGACCTTCGGCAGTGTCAGGCCGTGCGGCAGGATGGTCTGGATGTAGGGCTTATGTGGCAGGCCATAGGCAAAGCACACCACCACGCTGGTGCCCTCCTCCGGAAAGGCAAAGAAACCCATTTCATCACCGCCCACCGGCATGGGCAGCGGCACACCGGCCAGTACCGGCAGCGCTGTATCGATCTCGCCGTCAGGCCCCATCACCTGCAGGTCTACCGAGAAGCGCGGGCGGAAGTCGTCACACAATCCAGCGCTGGCCGGCGCATCCGCCACGGCCACGACCTTGGCGAAGCGCGGCAAGTGATAGCCGCCGGTGAGTTCAGGGAATTGTCGTTCTACGCTGCGCTTTATTGCGTCGTCCATTTGATGGCCATCTGTGTGCCGGCCAGCGTCACGTTCGTGATCCGCTCGCCCTGGTTGATTGATACGCCTGGTCGCAAACCTGGCAAGGCCGCGATCATTGCGCTCTGGCTGCCCTGGTAACCGTCGAAAAGGTTGACCGGCAACTGCAATGGCGACCGAGCGCCGAAGAAACTGTCAGCCCAGGCACCGACGTAGATCTCGCCGTCACCCTGTTGCTGCCAGATAAAGTCCTTGATGCCGAACACCCGCGCCATGCTGTCCAGTGCCTGGTAACCAGCGGCCAGGTTGTAGAAAAACGGCGTCTTGACGCGTGTGTAGGCCTGATCCGGAACCCGGAAACGCAGCCCGGTCTTGCCGCCGATATCGGCCAGCACCGCGCGCAGATCCACATGGCGCAGGTTCATGGGCAAGGGGTTGGCCAGCACCGCGGCTAACTCGCGGCACAGCACCACCTGCTCGATGCCGTTGGTAGCGGTGCAACGCTCAACATAGCCAATGAAGTGACGCTGCAGGACCGCTTCGTTGTATCCGATATCGAACGTGACCAAACCTTTGACGGTGGCGCCCGCCTTGATCGTGAACGTGGCGCGGCCCGGACTCTTGAGGTCCAGTCGAACATCGTCATTGATAAGCGGCATGGTCACGCCGCCGATCGTCAGCACCTTGTGCAGCTTCATGCTCATGGCGTGCCGCCCAGGTAGGTGTCCACCTTCTTGAGCACGGCCTCAAAGCCGGTCAGCTCTTCGGCTGCGCCCGATCCGGATCCACTGCCCGCCACACCATCGCCAGGCGCTGACTGGGATGTCACGCCGTTGCCGGCGCGTCGGTTCTCGACCTTCTCCGGGTTGGATAGCTTCTCGCTCAAGGTGAACTGGACGATCCATTGGGCCAGTGTGTCGTCTTCACGGGCGCTGACCCCGTCGGAGAACGTCACCTGCCGGATGCCAAAGGCCTTGGCCGTGTCATTGACGATCCGGTAGGTCTGCAGTTGGCCACCGCCTGCAGTCGCCTCGGCCAGGCGCATGATCGTGCGCAGGTTCTCGAGAGACTTGTAAGGGATCGTCAGGGCCACCGTCAGCGTCTTGGGTTTGAAACCCTTATGGGATTTGTCGGTGCCCGATGTCTGACCGCCCAGCTCGTCGGCCTCGATCTTGAGGTTGGCCGTCAGCTTCATGCGGTGGCCGATGATCTGCTCGCCGTTGAGTAGCAGCGTCATAGGCCCACCAGTTCCTGAACAAAGCTCAGGCTCTCTGCAGAGCCCACCAACAGTGCGCCGGCACAGAGCGGCCACTCATGACCTGGTGCTTCACCCTCGAGGAGCTCGCGGCGGAGCTGGCCCACGTCACCCGGTCCCAGCATCCTGGACTGGATCGATACATCGTCGGCACTGTTGATGAACTGGGCTTTCAGGTCGGCCAGCTGCTGCTCGCGTTCTTGTACCTGTGCCTTCTTTCGGGCCTGCAGATCGGCCAGGTCCGCCATCGGCGAACTGTCGGCGGCATAGCCCTCAAGTACCGCCAGTTGGCCGGCCATGGACTGGCTGGCCAGCTTGGTGATCGGGCAGCGCTGCAGCGGCAACTGGCTCCAGAGCGGCATTTGCCCGGCGATCGGCATCACCCACTTTTCCACCTCCAGCTTGGCCAGGTGTTCGGCACGGCGCTCGGCGCGCACCAGGTCAGGCATAGGCAACACCACGTTGAACCGACCCAACGTCGCGGCGAGCTGGTCCAGGCGCGTGGCGAGGAATATCAGTACCAGGGCGCTTTGCTGACCTTGGGGCCGCACAGCGTCAGTGGTATCAGTGAGCTTATCGGCCAGTAGCTGCAGCAGGTTCGGCGCAGACAAAAAGCGCTGGTGACCACCGCTGCCCTGCCCTACACCGTGCTGAAAGGGCGTCACGACGATGCACGACGGGACGTTTTCAAACTGCGCGACCAATGCATCGCGCCCAGCGCTAATGGCCGACTTCGCGGCACCCGCAATCAGACCAGGACTGGTCTTGGCGATATCGGCCAGCATCGAGACGCGCTGACCGGTGATTGCCATTTCGCTCTGGATCAGGTCGCGTGCACCTGCCATCTGATCCATCCACTGCGTGGCCTGCACCGGCCACTGCAGTTTGATCGGTGCCCATTCATTCGCCATCGAGCACGACCGCTTCAATCCAGTCAGGGGTAACAGGCTGTGTTGTCTGCTTCGGGTAGCCAGGCACCTGCGGCCATTCGCGCACTGCTTGCCGCCAGGTCAGCAACTGGGTGAACTGTTCGGGTGTGATCGGCAGTTCACCGCCCAGATCGCGAGCATCGCGGTACTGCGATACCAGGTTATCCGACACCTTCAAACGCAGTTCTACCCAGAGCTTGGCCAGCAACGCAGGATCGGCCTGGACAACAACGTCCTCGGCGTACTCGGTAGCGTGGCCACCGGCGTCCAGGTACTCGACAACGGCTTGGTAAAGCGGCGGATTGTAGTCCTGGGTAACGTGACAACGGTTGCCAGCAACGGTTATCACGAACGAGCCGTCGTTTTTAAGGGCCACATCGGAGAACGTTACGCTCAAGGTCACCGGTTCTTCGGGAGCCGCAAACGTGGGCGGCAAAACCTCTTCGGGAGTGTCGAGAAGTGCGTCTGTCATGCTGCGTACCTCCAGGCGAAGCCGTAAATGGTGCTACCGCCACTGAATGAAATAACGGTGCCGCCGGCTGCCTGGCCACTTCGACCGACCACACCCGCACCACCTGAGTAGTAATGCATCAGCGAGTAACACCAGGTGCCGCCTGCTGGCAGTCGTACTTCGGTCGCGGTGACGGACACCGCCAGAAAGTTGTTGTTGTCTGGGCGGTAGAAGTTCTGCTCGCCCCACAGCAGGCCGAGGTCAGTGGCGTCCACTTGCGCCCGGACGCCTGCGCCGTTGGTTGCCCAGCCCAGACGCAACTGGTTGGTGGCCTGGTTGGCTCCACCGCCCTGCTGCACCGGCACAAAGCCGAGGCGGTTCTGCAGGTAGTGAACGGCCCCGTTTGAGGAACGGCGAAAGTAAGGAAACTCCGGGTTGTCACTGGCAAAACCCGCTGCGGTGATCGAGTCAGCAGCGACACGTGCGGAGACCAACGCATTGACTTGGGTAACGGTGTAACAGTCAGTGATGCCATAGCCGGCGATCGAGTTGGACTTATTGGCCTTTTCGTTGGGATTGAACGACTGCTCCGTCCAGATACGGCCCATGTCTGTTGCGTCGACCGTCAATTTCAGTCCAACGTCCGACCAACCGATATACACCTTGTTAGTCTTCTGGCCGGCACCGCCGCCCTGCTGCAACGGCGTGTAGCCGATCTGCGGCTGCAGGTAATACACCTTGTCATCAGAACTCCGACGGAAGTACGGGTAGTCGGTGTTGTTGCTGGCAAAACCGGCGTGGATGATCGAGTCAGCCAGTACCCGCCTGCCCACCAGGTCGTTTACCTGAGTGATGGTGTGGGCATCGGTGATGCCGTAGCCGGCCAGCGAGGTGGCTTTATTGGCCTTGTCATTGGGATTGAAGCTGGTGTCCGTCCAGATCCTGCCCCCGTCTGTGCCGTCCACACTCACTTTGAGCCTGTCTCCGGTCCAGCCGATGTTGATTCTGTTGCTCAGCATCCCAGGCCCACCGCCTTGCTTCACAAAGCTGCTGTTCGCGTCATCCTTGCTGTATGCGTCGGTGATGCCGTATCCGGCCAGCGTCGTGGGATTGCCGCCACTGGTCACCAGGCCTTTCACATTGACGGCAACCCGCGTGTACGTACCTGCCGCAACGCCGCTATCGGCCAGGGTCAAGGTGATATCGGTATCACCCGCGCCGTCATAGGTTCCGATGCCACTGGCCGCGCCGTTGAACCGAATGGCTCGCGCTGTGGCCAGACGTGCAGCCCTGCCGACGGCGGTCGAGCCATCAACAATCGATGCGATCGCCTGGTTGATTACCGTGCGTACGGCATTGACCATTCTGGTGGTGGCCAGCACCCCGCCGCTGTTGCTGTTTGGATCGTCGCTGATCGCGTTGGGCAGGTTGCCCAGACCGACGTCGCCTTTGGTCGTCGCGCGCGCACGCAGCGCCGGATAATCCCCAACCCGAGCCGCGAAGTACTTCACCAGCTCGCTGTCGATCGCCTCGACCGGGCGCAGGTCGACCAGGCTGCTGGTACCGGTGATGTCAGCCAGCGGCACCAGGTAGTGCCTGGCCGATGCGCTGTCGGTGTAATCGATCTTTGCGTCCTGGCCGAACACAACTTTGAACGAGGCCACGACGTCGCTCAGCTCGCGCTGCAGCACCACATCCAGCCAGGCTTTGGTCGGCACTGCCGGCACGGTCACGGGCAACACGGCATCGAGCTGCAGGCGAATGCCTTCGACATACGCCACGCCGGGGTTGAGCTGGTAGACAGCGCCCACCTTCTTCAACTGCAGGCCTGCGCCGAAAAAGCAGGCACGCCCGAACATGTCCCGGTTGCTGATGCGCTCGCGCTCGTCGATGCCCTTCATGCGCGCCGTGTAATCGTACTGCCAGGTACTGGCGTCGATCTTGATGCCAGTCAACTGCTGTGCACCGTCGAACACCACCAGGAAGTTGCGAGTCACGTTGTTGCCGATCTGGTCAGGCAGGACGTTCTTGCGCTTCTGTTGCAACGGCACGTAGGCGACCGACAGCAGCACGTCGTCGCTGGTCTCCATGCCGATCCAGTTCCAGTCGAAGTCGCCGATATCGGTGCCCATCAACAGGCTGTACACCACTTGGTTGGGATTGACGAAGCCCTGCTGGGTGACGCTTGCGGTATAGACGATCTGAGCCGCTGGCGGCTTGACGCCGGCACGGTTGACCGGGCCGGAAACGTTGAGGCCTGGCACGTTGGCCAGCACGAATCGGGCAACGGTCAGCGGCAGGTTGGCCGCTTGTTTCTGGGCGATCAGTTTTTCGCCGGCGATGGTGATACTTGCAGCCATGAGGGCTCCTAAAGGCTGGCGACCAGCGTTTGCTGATCGTCATTGAAATCCACCAGGGCAACAGCAAGCCGCACCGGGGTGATGGTTACGAAGTCGTACCGGCGACAGGTGCGCCCGTACTGACGAATCAGCACACGCAATAGGTCGGGGTTCTCGGACAGTTGGGAATCGCTCAGGGTGAGCAGCACGACGTCCCAGTCGCGTTCGGGCATACGCTCCTGAATCTCGACATAGCCGACGCCGAGGCGCTCCAGGATGCGTTTCAATCCGGCAGTGCTGCCGGCGTCGACGGAGTTGATAAAGGCGTACTTGACCCGCAACCGGAACAGGCTTTCCGGCTCGGCGGCAAAGCGGGTGACGTCGCGCTGCCAGGCCCACAGTTCCAGAATGGACAGGTGGCAGGTGTCAGCGTCGAACTGCAGGTAAGGCCAGCGCAGCCACTCGGTGGCCTGCTCCCACCAGAGCTGGGCGGTGGCCACCAGCTTGGTCAGCTCCAGGCCTTCGAGCCAGAACGGCAGCTTGAGCTTGATCATTGCAGAACCACCGCCAGGGTGCTGATCCGGGGGATGTCCAGCGCTGACACGATGTCGCTGTTGGCAAACCGCAACGAGCTGATGTTCGGAAACTGAGCGTGCAGCTCTTCGGTCAAGCGGCTGAAACTGAACCGCGACTGAGGAAACGTGCGGGTCGGCGCGTAGTCACTCTGTGTGCTCTCGCGAAAAGCAGCGCGGATGAACAGCCCGATCTCGGCCTGCAGCGTCTGCAGCTGCAGCACGGTGAGGTTGGCCACGGGCCAGACCTTGAGGCTGATCGCGTTCAGCGTTTCAGGCATGGCCATCGCCAACAGATCATCGCCGTGACCATGATTGCCGCCGTCACGAATGTGCGTATTGATCTGCTCCAGGAACGTATCGGCGGGCACGCCGGCGTCGAACAGCACAAAGGCATTGGCGCTGCCGGGGCCACGAGGCGCACCGTGTTCAAAGTACACGCCGTCAGCGGCTACCCCAGGAAACCCGGTGATGATTGCCCGGTACACCGCGTCGGTGTGCCACTGGTTCACCGCCGAGAACTGGTTGCGCACACGCAGGCGCAACTGGTCGTCGTGCTCGGAATCCGCGCCTGGCGTCTGCAGCCAGTCGGTGTTGTTCACCACTTGGACGATGCCAGGCACTGACTGGGGCAGCACCGCGTAGTAACCCGGTGCCAGGTTGTAGCCGCTGCCGGCACCCACGGCCTTGACCGGCACCACCAACTGGCTCTGGCCCTCTTCAAAGCTGCGCGGTTCGGTGGTCACCAACTGATAGATATGACCGTTGAGGGTCGGTGACTGGACGACCGTGCCGATCGGCACTTCCAGCTCGCCGCCGGTATTGGCGCGGGTGAACAGCAGTTCACCGGTGGCCACCGTGGCAGCCTTGCGCTCGATGTTCACTGCCCAGGCCAGCATATCCAGCCACTGCGCGCCGGCGGTCTTGACGAAGAAGTTCGGCAGCACCGTACCGCTGACGAACTCCAGCAGCCACAGCACCGGTTTGGTGACCAGCGCCGTGATGATCCGCCAGAACGGGCTGTAAGCGCTGGTGTTGCTCAGTGTGCTGCCCTGCTCAACGGCCAGCTTTTCCCAGGCCTGCTTGAGCTGCGCATCAGTGGTAGGCACGCCGGAATCACTGAGGGCCTTTTTAAAATCGACGGTCACAGGGTGATCTCCAGCAGGCCGAATTTCACGGTCGTGGCGGTGACCAGGTACAGCCCCGGACTGCTCTGAACGATCTGCGCGGTGCCTGGCACCAGGCGCTCGTCCGCTTCCACCAGCAGCTCCATTTGCTGAATGCAGTCACGCTGGCGCAGCCGGTCACGTTCGGCCACCAGCGTGATCAGCAGGCCGCTTTCCCGGATCAGGTGCGCGATGTCCTGGGCGATCGAGGCGCGGTCAGTCACCAGCAGCGGCTGGCGGGCCGGATCGAGCACCAGGTCGTTGTTCATGATCAGCAGATCGACGTATTCGCTCATCAGCCGCACACCGCCATGGCCATCATGTTTTCCAGCTCCAGCGGGGTCATCGGTTTGGCGGTGTTGATGTTCAGCGTCTCGACGTGGGTGCCGGCGCGCTGGTTGGGGTTCATGGCGTTGCTCTGATTCTGGAAGCTTTGCATCAGTCCTCCTTTCGGGACGGCCTGGGGTTTGGTGGGGCTGATCGACGTGTTGGCATTGATCGCCTTGCGGGCTTCGATGCCCTTGTCCGATTTGGCGGGCATCTCGATGACCTTCTCGACGCGCGCCGGCAGTGCCGCTTTGGTCGGCATTGAAAACGCCAGGTCAGCGGACGCCGGCGGCAGCATGATCGGCTCGGCCTGCTTGATCTGCGGGGCAGGCATCTGCAGCGGTTTGAAGGGCAGCACGTTGGGTTGCGGCAGACTGATAGGCGGTGCCGGTTGAACCTGGACTGCAGGCGCGGGAACCTGCGCCGGCGCTGACCGGGTGACGGCAGCCGGCACCAGGGCCAGAGGCTTGGGTGGCTGGCTTGCCGGTGCAGGGGCAGCCGATGCGACTTTCGGCCCTTGCACGGTGCCCGCTGGCGGTGTGGTCACCACTGCCGGCAACTGAGGACCCGGCACCGGGGCACCCACCTGACCGGGCAGGTCGGGCACCTTCGGCGGCTCGGGCAGATCGCCAAACGTGGTTTCGATGTTCACGCCGGGAATCTTGTTGGCCATCTCGATCAGGCCATTGATCGCACCTTTCACCGTGGCCAGGATGCTGTCCCACGCTGTTTTGGCGATACCCGACCAGCCGCCCATCGAACCGAACCAGTTGGACAAGGTGCTCAACTGATCACTGATCCACTGGAACGCGGTGGTGTTCATCAATGCGGCGCACAGCTCGTCCCAATACACGACGGCGGCGACCACGGCGGCGACCAGCAGAACGATGCCAGCCACGATCAGCAGCACCGGGTTGGCCAGCATGGCGGCGTTGACCAGCCAGATCGCACCCTGCCACAGCAACATGCCGAGCCGCACCAGCCCCATCCAGGTGTACAGGATCACCAGGCCTGCAGCGAAGGCCGCGACCAGCACGGTGTGGAACAGGAACATGGCAATGGACTTGAAACCCTGCCAGTTGAGCAGCTTCCAGACCGTGAGCATGCCCAGCCAGACCATCTTGCTGACCCCCACTACAAGGGTCAGCAACGACATGGCAGCGACGAAGCCCAAAATGATCAGCGTCGTGATACCGATGATCCGCGTAATGTTGGGGAACAGCTGCATCCAGCGCGTCAGCGTTGAGGCAATGCCCACCAGACGCTCCATCAGCGGTGTCAGGGTCGGAATCAGGGATTGACCAAATGAAATGCGCAGCGCATCGACGGCTTTACCGAACTGCTGCCACGGATCGACCATCGCCTTGGCCATCTTTTCGGCGTTCTCAAGCCCTCGGACCTTGCCCAGCTCGCTGATACCGTTGCGCAGCCGATCGGTGTCCTTGGCCAGCGCGCCGATCACCTGGGCACCTTCGCCGCCGAACGCCTCCACCAGCTTGGTGCCGGCGGCGGCGCTGGTCAGGTCGCCATACTTGCCCTGCAACTTGTCCAGGATCTGGATCATCGGCAGCGTATTGCCAGCAGCATCGGTGAACGAAAGGCCGGTTTTCTCAGCCGCTGCGCCGATGTTTTCAAAGAACGCCTTGTAGCGCCCGCCGGCGTCGCCGCCTTCCATGGTGCTGGACAGCGTACCGATCACGGCCATTTGCTCGGCCACGCCTACACCGGCCTGCGTGGCAATCGCGCCTACTTCCTTGAACGCATCCTTGAGCTGGGCACCGTCTGTGCGGAACAGCTTCACCGCCAGCGCCGTTTGCCCGGTCAACTGCTCGACCCATTCGACCTTGCCCATCTTGTCGGCTTCGGTCTTGAACAGGTTGTACATGGTGCCCAGGTAGGCACCGGTCGTTTCCGCATCGGCCTTGGTGACCTTGGCCAGCAGGTTGCTGGAGCTGGTGATGGCGGCCAGCTGGCCACCGACAAGGCCTTTGATTGCCCCATCAATGACCCGTGACGACCCCACGAATTCGGCGGCGCTAGTGGCGTAGGTGATCGAAAACTCAAGAGCCTTGCGGTTCAACGACGCCAGCGCGTCCTCGGCCGTTCCCAGGGCGCGCATGTCACCCAGCGCCCGGTTGACCTCCAGCGCCGGTTCCAGCGATTCGGTGATGGCCTTACCCGCGCCCACCATGCCGGCCAGGCCCGCACCCATCTGAATGATGTTCTGCTGGCTCTGCTCGGCAAGGTCGCTAAACGTAGTTTTCACCTTGCCCAGGGGGGCACTGACCTTGTCAGTCAGGTTCAGGATGAAAGCCAGGCGGGCGGAACGGTCAGCCATCAGGGTTATCCGTTAAAGGCAGTGGAAATGCCGTTGGCGACGGCAATTTCCATGCGTCTCCAGTGTTCGTCTTCCAGCCACTTGGCGGTGCCCATGGTCTCGATCGTGGGTTCAGCGCCAGGCAGCCAGCGTTGGGTCAAGGCCAGCAGCTGGCCCAGCCCGTCTTCGGTCAAGCCTTCGGCGTGCTCGAGGGCTTTTTTACGATCACTTCAACGTCCGGCGAATACTCTTCAAGCAGCGCGCCGGCCAGAGTCATGGTGGTGATCGGGTTTTCCAGCAACGCTTTGAGCGCGGCTTTGTCTTCGTCCTTGACGGTGCCCATCAGCAGGTTGTGGGCCGGGGCGACCTTGTTCGCCTGGGTGGTGGCATTGAAGTACTTGGTGATCACCTGAGGACTCAGGTTGAAGGTGAATTCCTTGTCGCCACGTTCCAGGGTGATGCTGCGGTTTACTTCGCTCATGTCGGTGTTTCCGTAAGGTTGAGTTGCAAAGGGTCAGGGTTGTGCCGGCGTGCGTTGCACGACCTGGCGGATGTAGTCCTGCAGGCCGAGGATCATTTGCCGGCTTAGGGCGAGCTGATCTCGGAGGGTGAAATAATCAGGTCGAGCGTCTGCTGCGAGTTCGGCGCTGTCTGCATCAGCCAGGCCGGCGGCGCCGGTGGCACCGGGCATTGCGGGGCAGACGGCTTTGATGCGCAGCCGGTAACGGCCATCAGCAACAGCCAGCTGCAGAGCATTGATTTGAGAGCGGGCACTGTTCAGTTCCTGGGTATGGTGGGTGTCGAGCTGGTCCCGCGCTGCGAGCTGCTCGCCGGCCAGGCGGGCCGCCTCTCGTTCGGTGTGCAGATCTGCAGCGGCGTCGACCAGATCAGCGCGGGCGACATCGAGCTGGTTGCCCTGGTACTCGAAAGCGCACCAGGTCAGCAGGCCGACCACCAGCAGAAACAGGGCAAGGCGCAGCGGGCTGATGGTCATTGCAGGCAAAGCCTCATTTCGGCCAGCCGGCGGTTATGCAGACCACGGACAAAGGTCTTGCGGCCATCGGCACCCGTTACATAGGCCCAGACGGGCGTCGTGCCGTCCTGGGCCCATGCAAGCGCCCTGCAGCCCTCGACAATACGGCCCGCATTGATCAGGCCCACGGCGCGGCTCGCGCACGTCGTCGGCATGCCGAAGTTGTGGCCGTGGCTGCTCAAGGCGTCGAACGTGTTCTGCCCGATCGCCTGGTTGGTCAGGCAGTCGGCCAGGCTCAGCTGACCCTTGGCGATCACCAGGTTCTCGACCTCGGCGCAGCGCGCTTCTGACCAGTACTCACCCACAACCACCGGATCCGGGCTGGTGTGCCTGGTGATACCCATGCAGACCGTGGGCAACCCGCCGGCCAGCTTGTCGGCATACACCACGTTCTGGCCGTTGCCTTCCCAGGTGCCCAGAAACGCGGTCAATGTCCCGCTGCAGAGCAGCAAGAGACCGGCGGTGATCTTGACGCGCAGGCTCATACCTTGGTCTCCCACTCGCGCAGCATCTGGCGGTACTTGGGGATCAGCAGCAAGATCTGCAGGACCATGTAGAAAGCGGTCAGCATGTAGGCCACTGTCGACCAGTCGACGGCACCGGTCGCACCCGTGGCAGCGACGCCGATGGCGGGCGAGGCCTTTACCAGCGCGATGGCGGTGTCTTGAGCAAATGGATGGGTGCTCATCAGCGAATTCCTTTTTCGGTCAGGCTTTGGCAAGGCACGCAACGGGTCATGCCGCCTAACGCCTGGCGCGCCGATGGGATTTCCTTGCCGCAGTCCTGGCAGTGGGTGAGGCTCGGCCCGCTCGCTCGCGGCTTGGCCAACTGGGCCGCAATGGCCTGGTCGCGTTGCCGCTGCTCCAGAGCCTGCGCACGATCGAACGGGCAGACCATTACGTCAGGCCCTCGATCTCAGCGGCAGCCAGGTACGGCACGCCGTTGATCTTGACAAAGTCCGCACTGGTGACGTCATACGGCACCTTGTGAGTGTTCTTCGCGCCGCCCTTGGGATCGATGCTCAGCAGGCTGGACACACGGACCTTGCAGCCGAACGCCTCGATGCGCAGTTCCTCTTCGCCGGCCTTGGCAAAGAACACGATGTCGAACGGCTCCAGCTCGCGGAAACTGCCGGATGCTTTGGCCTGCTCGATCAGCAGGTTGAAGTTGGTGGTGTCCAGTTCCAGCTCGCCCGCTGCAGCGACATCGCCGTCGACGTGGCCGTTGGGCACGCCCTTGGTCTGGGCCACGGTGCTGTTGTCCGTGATGTCCAGGGTGCCGGCCTCGACGTGAACGAGCAGATCGCCCAGGTTCACGTCGAAGTTTTTACCGCCAATTTTTGCGGCCATGGGTTACTCCGAATCCGTAACGGAAAGATCGAGCGCAATGTTCGCGGTCAGGTCTTTCGGGCAGTTGAGGGGGCGCAGCTTGAGGTAGGCCACGACAGAGGTTTTGCTCGTCCAGGTCAGCACGATGTCGCCGTCCTTGGGCTGCTCGATCTCTCCTGGAAAGACCTGGCCGGCGAACTTGGCGGACTTGGCCATCGCGCGCAGCGGGGCCATCAGCTTGGACGTGGTGGTCGCCATGCTGTTGGCCGAGTTGTTCAAGCTCCGATCGCCCACGTAGCGGATCAGCAGGACCCGCACGCGGCGGGCAGCCTTGTCGACGACACGCAGGTTCTCGATCACCTGGAAGTCACTGCCGGGGGTGTCCAGCAGGTTGCCGTCGCCCCAGTAGGTGCCGGGATAGTCCGGATAGGTCTGCGGCACCGACAGGCGCGCTGCGTCCAGTTGCGTCAGCACAGCGGAGGTCAGCAGGATGCCGTCCATATCCTTGGGCTCAGCGCCCAGGCCCACTATTGCGCCAGTGGCCACACGCATTGGCGTGTCGGCCACGCTCACGGAAGCGTTGGCCAGGCGACCGGCCAGCACGCCCAGGTTGTTACCGTGCAGTTGCGGCACCGGCAGAACCCGAGGTGCAGCCAGGCCGTCGACGACGGCTTTCTGCTCGACGACGTAAGCGCTCCAGGTCTGCTGCGGCGCGATGCCGGCAGTGGCAGCCATTACGAAGATGCGTCGACCCAGTTTGTTGCTCAGGTCGGTGGCGGCGACGTGCATAGCCGACAGCTCGGCCTGGGTGGTCGACGGCTTGACGATTACGACCGCTTCAAACGAATAGGTGCGGGCAGCGCTTTCTAGCGCCTGTTGCCAGGTGATGTCGTCCGCGATCGGAGCAGCCACACACGCCCAGCGATCGCCGCCGTTGCTGCGCGCTGCCAGGATCTGGGTTTTCAGGTCGCTGTCCGGAACGCCCAGCTGGACGTCCAGATCGCTTTGGGTGTCCAGCGGGACCAGCTTGCCGACGTTCTTGGCGGCGGGACCGATGAACAGGAAATAGCGTTCTATCTCAGTCACGGCACCCTGGCCGAGGTTGAGATTGTTAACGCTGACTTTGCCGAGTGCCATAAAGCGGTGCCTCGTTAGCGGGGTGAATTAAGGATTTGTTGCAGCACCAGATTCACCAGCTGGCTGGTTTCACTTTCGCTGGCACCGAGGAACTGGCGCGCAGGTAGCCGGATATCCCAGCTTTGCGCGCCGGCAGATTCGGCTCGTTGGTCGTCCAGGACGCGGATCAGCAATCCCGCCCGGGCGTAGTTCAGGTGTTGCTGGATCCACGCCACGGATGGACGGGTCAGGGTCTTTTTGCCGGTCTGGCGGGTTTTGAAGCCCAGGCGGCGCAGGCTCTTGGCCTGCTTTTCAGTGGCGGCGGTGCCCGGAGGAACCGTGTTCCACTGGCGCATCTGCGCGGCGGTACGTCGCTCGGACACGCCGTTGTGTTGCTGTGAAGCAACCCAGCGGGTCAGCGTGTTACGCCAGCCCAGCTCAGCCTCGTTGCCGGTCAAACGGGTGACGTCGAGCAGCTTGCCCAGTCCCGTTTCCATCTTTTTCTTGCCCTTGGACGTGTCCTTGCGGGCCTCAAACGGTGTGCCATCCAGATTCTGCTGGTTGCGGATCCGCTGGCGGCTCAGGCTGCGCACGCGCTTGGCCACGTTGTTCAGCAGGCGCTTGCGCTTGGGCAAGGGCAGTTCCATCAAGGCCAGCAGATCCTGGGCTTCGAGCATGCCGCGAATGTCCAGATCAAAGGCCATTGCCGGTCACCTCGCCGCTCTCAGCGACCCACAGGTCGAACGGCACAAATGACCAGGTGCTGCCTAATGCCTCGATCTCGCCGGCAACATCCTCTGCCAGGTACTGGGCCTCGGTGAACTGCAGCTTGATATCGACGTCGGCCAGGTCGTTGTCGAGCATGACCACGTCGAACACCACGTTTGGCAGGCCGTCACGGTCCTGGTCGTTGGTTTCCAGCCAGCTGCCTACCAGGGCGAACAAACGCGCCGGGTGATCGGCGAACCGCTCGATCGAGATCGTCGCGCCGTAGTTCATGTCACCCATGTGCATACCCTGGGTGTCAGGCTTCCAGATCAATTCCATCTGAACCTGGTCGGTCCAGCTGTCGAGCTGTTCCGGTGCAACCAGCTGGCGCGACAGCAGATAGGCGGTCAACGCCTTGAGCTTGATCACAACAACGCCGCCGTAATGCGGCCACGGCCCTGCAGAGACCGCACGGCGGCCTGGCTGAAAGCGAGGAAGGTTTCCGATCGTTCAGGCAGCTCTTTGCCCACGTTTTCGGCGCTTTCGCGGCGATTGACCGTAGCGAACTGGGTCAGCAGGCTGGCTTTGGCACGGCTATAAACGGCGCGCTTATACGTCGCCGCTTGAAAGGTGCGCTCTGGCAGGACGGTGGTGTCTGCGGATTCAACGTTGGACACGCCAGCGCCCTGCCAGCGCGCTTTTAACTTGGCCAGGTCGGTATTGACTTCGATCATGGCCATGGTCAGATCGGCAACCAGCAAATCGACCAGGTACTCCGCCGGCAGGCGGTAACCTTTCTGGAACTCGGCCACAGACAGATCAGGCCAGAAACCATCATTTCCGATCCGTTCGTCTATCAGCACCGTGGGTTTTCCGGAAAAGCTCATACACTTTCCCTGCAGGCCAAGGAGGACTGCTCAACATGACCAATGAACAAGGAACGGTTGTCTCTATGAAAGAGCGGCTTAAAGAGCGCCAAACAGCTGCGAGACGTAGGCAGCAACTCTTTGATAGAAGAATTGAGCAAGCACACGCAATGACGCTTATGTTCATGCAGACCCAAGGTGATCATCTGGAAACGATAAAGGCAGCGCTGAAAGTGGCTGACCGATACGTCATAGCAATGAGGGAATGCGTCCATGTGCTGGGAGGCAGTAGTTTGGAAGTCACCGCGACCTTTCCCGATGGGAAGGTGGCGATAGAGAAACTCTCGCAGTGATCCGTTAAACATCTGTGCCTCACAAAGCCCCGCCCAGTGCGGGGCTTTTCGTATTAGGGGCGGGAAAACTGTTTCAGTGGGTCAGGGCCATAAAATGGTTGGCTCACATCCACAGTTTCTCGCCGGGGGGGGGTAGTCGGTTATTCGTTGCTGTTGCCGGCGTTTTCGTTGGCTTGCGCCTTGGCCAGTGCCTTACGGCAGTCAGCCAGACGTGTCCCTACGCCGATGCTTTCGTAGAGCTGTTCAGCTCGTTCAAAGTGGTGGATCGCTATAGGCCAGTCCTTGCGATGCAGCGCGATCATTCCCAGCAACTTGTGGTAGCGAGCCGGGATGCGCTCAAACAGCTCCCATTCACCGTCGACACGCGATAGCAGGTTGGAAACGTAAGGCTCGGGGCTGCGCCTAGCCTTGAATTCAGCCTCGGCCCAGTCGATCACCTCGTCTGCAACGAACGTCGGGATGTCGCGATTGAAGCGCTCAGGCAGTGCCTGGCCCTGAGACATCGCGAAGTCGGCTAGCTCAAGGCCTTGGGTGAACTGCTCGGTGTCGAACAGCCAGACCAGGACGTACACCAGCACCGAGTTCTGGAAATTCAATTCCGAATCGCGATACCGCTGTACGTAGTCCAGATACTTGGGCAGCAGCTCGTCACGCTTGAGCAACTGGCGCTGCTCACGACTGTTGATCGCGCTGATGCGCTCCAGATCGCCCGCCAGGGCGTCTTCCATCAACTTCAAATGCTTGCGTGCGTTGGCGGGGCTGGACAGCGCGGTGTCAGCGGAATAAGCCATCGGGGCACCGGCGATCGCGGCCGCTGGGCCTTCTGCGATCAAGCGGCGTTTGTGCGCCAGTGCCAGGCTCATGCTTTCACCACTTCGACGTTTTCAGCCATGGCGAACTTTTCCAGCTGCTCGATCACATAGCCTTCGTTACGGCTGTTGTAATCCTCGACGCGGGAGCGCTTCGGGTTATCAACAGTCTGCTTGCGCCAGCTGGAGTCCTGGAAGTAGATCGACAGGTTGTCGAAGCTGGTGACCACCACCGAGTTGACCGGAAAGAACGGCACGCTGAAGCTTGGCAGACCGCCATAGGTCGCGATGACCTGAGCATCTTCGATGCGTTCTTTCTCGGTCGGCACGTCGCCCTGCTTGGCGTACAGCTTGGCCTTGTCGGAGGCCAGCAGGTCGCTGCCGATGATTGCGATCAGATCACCGCCATCACGGACGCGCTCGTCGACCATCTGCTTGGTGTCATGCACCAGGGCGTCGAGGTTGGCATAGTCGCCACCTTCGCCCAGCGTGATCTTGCCGGCTGTCAGGCCCTGACTCAGAACCTGCTCAGGGATCTGCTCACGAGCGATCTGCAGCCAGCCCTTGTTCACGTCCTGCAGCATCGGGAATTCAGTGAGGTTGGTTTGCGGAGCTGCTTTGAGGCCGTGGAAGCCGATCATCAGGCGGTCGAGTGCGATCTGCTTCTGCACAGCTGAGGAATAGCGCTGCTGGAAGTCAGGGAACTTGGCCCAGGCGTCGATCTTGGCGTAAGGCAGGCTCACGTCAGACTCAGTTGAATACAGCTCGTACTGGGTGTCATCCAGCGCCGATGCGTCCTTGGCTTCGCGATCGGTAGTCTTGGTGTTGGTGCGACCGGTCACAGGACCCGACACGCCGAGGAACACCTTTTGACCCTTGATCTCGGTCACGCCGATGACGTTGATGCGCTGCAGGAAGTCGGACTTGTGGGTGATCGCCTCGTTAAGTTCCTGGGCAATCGAAGGCTCGACGCTGAACGTCTTGCTGGCCAGCTCGACGCCGTAGGATTCAGCCAGGGAAACCTGCAGGGCCGCGAACATTTTCGCGCCGAATGCGCTCAGTGACTGGGCCATGTCAGAGTACCCGCTTCGGTTTTGGGTCAATCGCACCGGTGGTGCGCGACAAATGACGGCCATCCGGCTTGTCCAGCAGGGCGCTGAACTGTGCTTGCAGCTTGGTCATGCCTGCGAGAACAGCAGCATTGGTCGGGCCTTTGCGGCTCAACTGCTTCTCTTCTTCGGCGGTGGCCACGATGCCGTCGACGGCTGCCTGCACGTCGTCGATCGGTGCTTGGTCAGGTTCCGGTGGGGCTTCTGCGAAGCTGTCGATCAGCGCCTGAATGCCGGCGGCGACGATCAGTTGCTGTTCGATCAAGGCCTGCAGCGCTTTGGCTGTAGCTTCATCCATTGGGGGTTTGCTCTCGGTAGGGGGTTGCGGGGTGGTTTCGGCGGGCACCTCTTCAATGCCAAAGCGCTTGAACAGGCCGGTGAACAGGCTGAACAGCTTGGCCACCTCGCCGTGCGGTTCGTCTTCACCAATCGAACCCAGCGGAACAGCCGCCGCGTAATGCACGGGCTTGCCGGTCTTGCGGGAAAAGTAGAGTTCCTGGGTGCCCAGGCTCGCCGGCGAATCGGTGACGGCCAGACCGGTCAGGTAAGCCTTGCCTGAGGTGGCAAAATCCGGAGTGATCTCGATACTGGTGAAGAGCTTTTCGCCTTGGTCGTTGAGCGACAGCAGCTTGTCGTTGGGCTTCAACTGGGCTTCCAGCGCAACCTGACCAAGTGCCAGGCCATCGACCTCCTCGATCAGCCGCACGGCAAATACGGTGCCGTAAGCACCTGGCCAGCGCTCATGCTCGGACCAGATGGTCGCCGTATAAGTGGCAGTGCTGTACGTCTCGGCGATGTCACGCAGTTCCTGGGGCGTGATGACGCGACCATCAACGGTAGGACCGCTGGTGGCGACGCGCTTCCAGAAGCTGACAAGGGAACGGGGCATGGTAAGAACTGCGCTCATCGGTGAGTTGAGGCCCCAAGATAGGGAGCCGCAACGCCTCCAACAAACGGTTTACTTTCGCGTTTCTCCTATATTCGATTTATAGGAGAAACACGGATTTTAACTGCACGTTTTCCGCGTTTTCGCCGCATAGACTGCGGCCCATGTACTACTCAACCGAAGTCAAAGAAGCCGCCAAACGCCTGTTTCTGCGCCGCCACAAGGCCAAGGAAATTCAGGCGCAGTTGAACCTGCCCAACATCCGGATCGTGTACCACTGGATCCGCGTTGGTGGCTGGGAAGACATGCTGACGGATGAAGAACCGCTGACCGCCGTCAGCCGGCGTATCACCCTGCTTCTGGAGAAAGCCGACTCGCTAACCAAGGGCGAGCTGGACGAACTGGACCGGTTGACGACCGTTCGCGAGCGCCTGGCCAAGCAGTGTGCAAAGCCTGCGGTTGCGCCAGTACGTGATGAGCAGGACGACGATGGCCATCGACGTGACGACCAGCGCGGCGAGCGTCGGGAACGTGGCAAGCGCGACGGCAAGAAGCGCGAAAAGAAGGTCAAGAACGACGTCAGCGAGCTGCGCGAGGTGGATTTTCTCGACAAGTTCATCAGCAAGATGTACGGCTACCAGAAAGAGCTGTTCGCCGCCAAACAGAACCCGCTGACCGCCAGGATCCGGAACATCCTCAAAAGCCGCCAAGTGGGCCTGACCTACTACTTCGCCGGCGAAGCCTTCATGGATGCGGTGCTGACCGGTGATAACCAGGTGTTCCTGTCGGCCAGCCGTGCCCAGTCCGAGATTTTCCGCAGCTACATCATCGCATTCGCCCAGGCCTGGTTCGGCCTGGAGCTGACCGGCAACCCGATAGTCCTCAGCAAGGACGGCAAGCCGTGGGCTGAACTGCGCTTCCTGAGCACCAACAGCAGCACCGCGCAGGGCCACCATGGCCATGTGTACGTCGACGAATATTTCTGGATCCGCGACTTTGAGAAGCTGAACACTGTCGCCAGCGCCATGGCCACCCATAAGAAGTGGCGCAAAACCTACTTCTCGACGCCCAGCGCCGTTTCGCACCAGGCCTACCCGTTCTGGCAGGGCGAGAAATTCCGCAACAGCAAACGCAAGGCTGCCAAGGATCCATGGCCAAGCGACAAACAGATCTCTGCCGGCGCGCTATGTCCGGACGGTCAGTGGCGCAAGGTCATCACCATCCTGGACGCCATCGCCGGCGGCTGCGATCTGTTCGACCTCGATCAGTTGCAGCTGGAGTACGACGACGACAAGTTCCAGCAGCTGTTCATGTGCAAGTTCATCGACAGCAGCCAGAGCGCGTTTTCCCTGGCAGATCTGGAGCGCTGCTATTCGGATCTGTCGTTGTGGGCCGACTTCGATCCGGACGACCCGCGCCCGTATGGCAACAGCCCGGTCTGGATCGGCTACGACCCGAGCCGAACACGCGACGACGCCACCTGCGTGGTCATCGCGCCACCGCTGGAGAACGGCGGCAAGTTCCGGATCCTGGAGAAACACAGCTGGCGGGGCCAGTCGTTCAAGTACCAGGCCGAGCAGGTCAAGAAGCTGACCGAGCGTTTCAACGTCCAGCACATCGGCATCGATACGACCGGGATCGGCTACGGCGTTTTCGACCTGGTGCGCGACTTCTATCCTCGCGCCACCTCGATCCATTACAGCCTGGAAACCAAGAACCTCCTGGTGCTCAAGGCGCAGGACACCATTCAGGGTAGCCGCATTGAATGGGACGCCGGCTGGAACGATATCGCCCAGGCATTCCTGACCATAAAGCGCGGCACGACCGCCAGTGGCCAAGTCACCTACAGCGCTTCGCGCACCGACGCCACCGGTCACGCAGACGTGGCGTGGGCGGTCATGCACGCCCTGCAGTACGAACCCCTAAACACAGGCAAAAGGCGTCGCAGTAGCTACGCACTCACTGGATCAACTTCTCATGGCAAAACACAAAACCCTGCAGCAGGAAAAACCGGCGCAACGGCCCATGCGGGCGTTCACGTTCGGCGCGCCGGAATCAGTGCTGACCGACAACATCGCGCAGTACCTGGGCGTGTTCGCCAGCGACGACGGTCGCATATTCACCCCGCCAGTTTCACGCAGGGGGCTGGCCAAGCTGCTCAAGGCCAACGCGCACCACGGCGCGATTCCAGGGTTCAAGCGCAATCTGCTGCTGCGTGAGTTCATCCCTTCAGCCGGCCTGTCAGTGGCCGATATGAGTCGGGCTGCGCTGGACTTCATGGTGTTTGGTGAAGCGTATTTCTACCGGGTGCCCAATTTGCTCGGCCAGACTCTGGAGCTGCGACACCTGCCTGCCATCAACATGCGGGTGAAGGTCGACGGTGGGTTCGTCCAGTTGGAGCAGAACGGCCAGGAAACGGAGTTCTACGCCGACGAGATCGAGCACGTCCTAAACTACGACGTAGAGCAGAACATTTACGGCGTGCCTGAGTACCTGGGCGGGCTGCAGGCGCTGCTGCTCAACGAAGCCGCCACACTGTTCCGCCGGCGCTACTACAGCAACGGCGCGCACGCGGGATACATCTTCTACACCAACGACCCGAACCTGACCGAAGAGGACGAAGACGAGCTACGCGCCCAGATCACGGCCAGCAAAGGCGTCGGCAACTTCCGCTCTATGTTCGTCAACATCCCAGGCGGTGCCGAGAAGGCCATCCAGATCATCCCGGTGGGTGACTTCCAGGCCAAGGACGAACTGGAGAAGGTGAAGAACATCACGCGCAATGACGTGATCGCTGCCTGGCGCATGAACCCTGCCTTGGCCGGGATCATCCCGGAGAACAGTGGCGGGTTTGGCGATATCGAGAAGATCGATCGCGTGTACACCAGCAATGAGATCAGGCCGATCTGCCAGCTGTTTGAACAGGCTAATACGACCTTGCGCGAAGACAGGCGGTTTGCTTGGAAAGCGGTACCGGATACATCTGTGACGGCTTGATATTACCGAAAGCACAGATAATGCCATCACAGGTATGGCAAAATACTAGCGATAGGATGGCCCTGGGGAGGGAACATGCGGATTTATTGCACAACATGCGGGCACAAGGGACGGATCAGCTCAAGGGAAGAAGTGACCAGGGCGTATGTGAAATTGTACTGCCAATGCCTAGACGCCAGTTGCGGCCATACATGGGTGGCCAACCTGACGTTTTCGCACACGCTCAGGCCGTCCGGGCAGCAGCTGGACGTGATGCTGTTTGATCGATTACGGGATCTGACACCTGACAAGCAAAAGGAATTGTTTGAGCAACTCGGAAGGCAGGCTGTTGCCTGATGGACCACCGACGCCATGACGGCGATCCATACACGTTCGGTACGTCTAAAGACTCAGACTTGTTCCTGTCCAAGGATTACAAGTCCAGAGGTTAGACGTACGAGTTGACGTTGATCACGTTCTGATATCCGCCGGTGAAGCTCAATAAGAAGTCGCTCGTTTCGACTAATTATCATCCACTCGTGCTCATCTTCGGCAACACAGCCGTTTTCCACTTCAACCAGATCTAACATGCGAACCACTCCATTCTGTAAATTCCGGAGCGGACGTAGACGGCATCTGTAGAGTCAAAAACGTGGTTGGACACAATTTTAAATGATTACTTCAAGCGTCCTGCGCTGTCTCTTTCAGCCACTGCACCCAGGGCGTCAACCATGCGATGAACTGTTTCTTGGTCATGGGGGGGCAAAGCTCTGACGCGCGTAAGCAAGGCGGCTTCGTTTTCGGAGATATCCGTGATGCTTGGGGCACTTCTAACGCCTGTCACGACATATAGAACATCAAGACCCACGCCGTGCAGGGCTTTCAGGTAGCCAGTGTCGGGTCGCCGCTCGTTCCGCTCATAGCTTCCTTGGGTATTCCGCGTAACCCCGCCAATTTGGGCCATTTCCTCTTGTTTAAGACCCAGTCGATTCCTTTCTTCACGCAAGCATTCGCCCGCGCTTAAATCCGAGAATTCTCCCGAAGACAAGTTTTTCAAACATAAGACCCTTTACAAGACAAATTATCTGGTCATAATCGGCGCTGTACGAACACCAACCCACACCAACACACACGAGCCAACACTATGCCCGTCACTCTCACACCCGAGCAAGCCCGTGAGTCCCTTGATCGTCGAGGTGAAAGCATTGCCGAGTTCAGCAGAAAGCACGAATTGAACAAGAACTTGGTTAGCGACCTCTTGCACGGTCGCAAAAAAGGTCGCCGAGGGGAGGCACATCGCGCCGCCGTATTGCTGGGGATCAAAGACGGCGTGATTGAACAGTAATGGCGCGGATCAGCAGGGAAAAGCAGAACATGAAAAGTCCAGTTCTAAAGACACGCCGTGAAGTAGTCAGCGCGATCATCTGCAGTTATCCAGGCGGGCGCGAATGCGCAGCTGCTCGTATCGGCTTAGCATTGAAGAAGTTCGATAACCACGCGTATGAGAACAACAACAGCAGGCCACTCAATGACGCGCAGTTGTTCCAACTGGAGCAAGACGCCGGCACTCAGCATTTGCCTAACTACGTAGCATCGATGTATGGCGGTCTGTTCGTTCCGGTGGCTGATCCTGATTCGCTGGACAACGTTGAGATGTACGCCCTTTCCATTCAGGCTGCGGCGAAGCGTGGATGCGTCGACCAGGAGATCTCCAAGGCTCTTGCAGACGGCTGCATAAGCGCAGCCGAGGCCGAGCACATCCTCAACGCGCACAATCTGCACATGGCTGCACGTCATGCGGAAGTGTTGGCAGCTATTGATCTGTACCGCGCTAAATCAGGGACCGAAAAATGAACAACGTATCAGCTGATATGGATTATCAAGAAACCATCCGCGCTGCAGCTCAGGCATTCATCGAGCGTCATCAAAGCGAACACCTCGGCGATCTCGGTCATTTGCTTCGTAGAACGGTAGATCATCTGGTCGAAAGCTTCGACGTCAAAGAGTCGCTTGCGAATCATCTGGCGCACCTGGCTTACAGCAATGTGTTGGCCGTCATCGGTCGCCAACGTATAGACCTGCATGCAAGCGCAGAGATGACGGTTGTGATCAGTGATCCCGTCCGTGGACTCGCTTGGTCAGTACCTGTTCATCTGATCTACGAACACCTGATCGCTGCCGGCCACGGCAAACCTGTCTCCCCCGCTACTTAAACACCCCCAAACATTGCCTGCCCCACACACCAGTGGGTATGGGTGAGCTGCGCCAAAATTCGAGGTTTAACGATGGCCAACGCCGTGATCGTCACCGCTCAGTTGCCCCAGGCAGAGGCTCAAGCACTACTTGAAGCACTGCGTGAACAGTATCGCCTGAGCCTCAATGAATACTGGTATGACGACCAATACCGCTTTGTAGCGGACGGCCAACGTCATGGCGCAATTCTCGCCCACGTCCCAGTTATGGCAGCGCAAAAACGCCTTATGGCAGCCCTGAGCCAGAGCCTCAAAGCAGTGAAGCATTCATGAGAGACGATCTACGCCACGACGTGCTGCAGCGCATTCAATCCGACTACGGATTGAAGGTCCGCAAATCAACCAACTATATGCGCGGCGGCACCTGCCCCAAGTGCAACAAAAAGGAGCTTTACACACGCTTTGACAGCCCGTGGCAGTTGATTTGCGGCCGGCAGGAGAAGTGTGGTCACACGCTGCACGTCAAAGAGATTTACGACGACCTGTTTGAGGATTGGAGCAAGCGCGCACCCGCGACCGATAACGCCCCTACCGCAACAGCTCGCGCCTACATGGAGTTTGCCCGCAGCTTCGACATGTCGTTGATCACCGGCTGGTTCACTCAAGACACTTTCTTTTCGTCACAACATGACGCTGGCAGCGCCACAGTGCGGTTCGCACTAGACAAAGGTGGCTACTGGGAGCGGTTGATTGATCGCCCTGCCCGATTCGGGAAAATGAAGGCGCGCTTCAAACCAGGCGAAAGCTACAAAGGCGTGTGGTGGTGCCCCCCATGTGTCGAGCTGCTGGACGTCAAAGAGCTGTGGATTGTCGAAGGGATCTTTGATGCCATCGCGCTGGTGCATCACGGCGTGGCAGCAGTATCAGCTATGTCGTCCAATGCTTTTCCAGACGAGTCATTGAAGCGCCTCGCCAAAGACCGTGAAGGCAAATTACCGAAGCTAGTGTGGGCATTGGACAACGAGCCAGGTGCACACGCGTACACGAAGCGCTGGGTACGCCAGGCACGTGAGCTGGGCTTTGTCTGCGAAGCAGCTCAGATCCCCCAGCGTGACGGTCGCAAGGTCGACTGGAACGATCTGCACCAGCGTTGGTGGGCCATCGATGAGGATGACAAGCGGACTGACCAGACCCAGAAGGACCTGACTGTTGCCAGGCACCACGGTGCTCTGCTGATCGCCGACAACGCAACGGAAAAAGCGTTGGTACTTTTCGACTGGAAGCGCCGTAGCGAATTCCACCTTGAATTTGGTAATCGCCTCTACTGGTTCAAGCTCGACCTGGAGAAATTCAACAGAGCGATGCAAGACCTCGAGGACAGCGAGCATCAGGACGATCAGCTGCTGAACGACAAGCAACGCCGGGCCAAGGCAATGCAGCAGTGCGGCGCGATTCAGCGGATAGCCACCTGCAACCCCAAGGCCCTGTACTACCAGGAGAACAAGTTAACCGACGAGTCCTGGTACTACTTTCGGATCACGTTTGCCCACGACGCCGCGCCAATCAAGAACACCTTTACCAGCTCGCAGATCGCCTCGTCCGCCGAGTTCAAGAAACGACTGCTCGGGATCGCGCCCGGCGGAATGTTCACCGGCACCACACAGCAACTGGACGCGTTCATTGAAGAGCAGACAAACGCGCTCAAGACCGTTCAGACAATCGACTTCACCGGCTACACCCGCGAACACGGTGCCTACGTTTACGGCGACGTGGCCGTGCGCGACGGCAAGGTTTACAAACTGAACGAAGAAGACTTTTTCGACATGGAGAAGCTGAGCATTAAAACGCTCAGTCAGTCCGTCACGCTGAACATCAACACCGATCTGAACAAGTTCACAACGCGCTGGCTCGACATTCTGTGGCAGTGCTTTGGGGCCAAAGGAATCGTCGTTCTGGCGTACTGGCTGGGGGCATTGTTCGCGGAGCAGATCCGGCAACACCAAAAGAGCTACCTGTTTCTTGAGGTGGTCGGCGAAGCGGGTGCAGGTAAGTCCACGCTGATCGAGTTTTTGTGGAAGTTGCTCGGTCGCCTCGACTACGAAGGCTTTGACCCATCCAAGGGCACACCCGTCGCCCGCGCCCGTAACTTCGCCCAGGTCGGCAACCTTCCGGTCGTGCTGATCGAATCCGAACGGGAAAAGACCGATGGCAGCGCGACGAAGCAGTACGACTGGGACGAGCTGAAAACCGCCTACAACGGTCGTAGCGTCCGGTCGACCGGGGTCAAGAACAACGGCAACGATACGCGGGAACCCCCGTTCCGAGGTGCTTTTGTGTTCGCCCAAAACCATGCTGTGAACGCCTCGGAGCCCATCCTGCAGCGGATAGCCCACGTCGGCATGACAAAGGACGGCCAGACAGCCAAAACCAAACTGCTGGTGGAAGAGCTTGAGCAGATGCCAGTCGACAAGGTGAGTGGCTTTCTGTTGATGGCAACAACCCGGGAAGCGCAAGTGATGCAGACCGTGAAAGCGAGTGTGCCGCTCTATGAACAGCGGCTGCTGCAGTTGCCCGAGATCCGCACGGTACGTATTGCCAAGAACCACGCCCAGTTGCATGCGCTGGTCGACGCCTTGGTACATGTCGTGCCACTGCAGCAACACCAGGTTGACGCAGCCCATGCCGAGGTTCAAAGCATGGCCAAGGATCGACAGTTGGCAATCAACGCTGATCATCCGACGGTCGTTGAGTTTTGGGAGCTCTACGAGTACCTGAACAGCCACGCCGGTGCGCTCAACCACTCACGCAATGAAGGACTGATTGCTGTCAACCTGAACGACTTTGCCGAGGCAGCCGCGAACAAACGACAGAAAGTCCCGGACCTGGTCGAGCTCAAACGTCACCTAAAAACCAGTAAGTGCCCAAAATTTATCGAGACGAACCGCAACGTGTGTTCGTCGTGGGACATCGACGCCGCCGATAAGCCGAAAACCGTGCGGTGCTGGATTTTCCAAGCTGCCTAATCACCACCCAGAGGAAACACCTATGCATGAGCAAGACAAGCAACGTCTCGAACAGCAACTGAACGTTAAAACGTTCATAGACCTGATGTTTCACAAGATCGATCCAAAGAACTTGGGGCACGACGGAGAATGCTTTGTTAACAAAACAGTTCAACTGGTGTTTGACGCATACCTAGAGGGGCTGAGGCCGAATCCAGCGCGGGTGTTGGGTCAACAGCTTTACGCGGAAATTAAGACTTCAAGCAAGTATGCCTCCCAGATCGGCTGGATGCGGCATGGAAAAGACTATCCCTTCCCGGTGCGATTTGAGGCTGATCCATCGGGTTACATCGTTAAGGGCGGTGTAGGCGGATGCTACCGAATGGAAGACGTAAACCTGCTGTTCAAAAGCGACGAGAGCTATCACCGGATTAACTGACACCGACGATTTAAGTAAATGGTACTGGAGAGTTGCAGCTCCCCAGTACCCACCACGACCAAGAGTACGGCGATGAAGACGAAACACCCAAGCAGTAGCGATTCAAAGGCTAGCACACCATCCCGAAACCTGCTGGCTATCGCCATGGTTGGCACGGCACTGATCGGCTACCAGGTTCACAAGACCCCGGACGCACGCGATCGACTAAAGGATCTAGCCAGCCTGGCGCAGAACAGAGGCGATTTGACCGCAAGAGACTTGCACGTATTGACGCAGATTCTCGCCACCCCCTCCCCCAGTAATTGAGCCGCCAGGTTCTGGCTTTTAGCACCAGGGTGAAGCGCTACACTCCCCTGGTTGCTGCTTCCTGCAGAGAGCAAACATGAATTCCCCAACAAGCAACGTCCTCACCTTTGAGGACCTGCAGCGCATCACCGGCTACCAGCGCCGCTCCGACGTCGAACGTTCGCTGATCACTCAGGGCATCCGCATGTTCCGAGGACGAAGTGGCCCCTGGACAACGCTGGATCTCATTCACCACGCTGCGGGCATGGAGTCCGTAACCTCAGAGCTATATGACACCAACATCCTATGAGGAAAGCGCGTAAGCGGAAGCACAATCCGCACATTCCCCTCCACATCGACCAAGCCGCCCTCCCAGCGGCCATTTACTTTGATCATCGCAACGCAGGCGTCTGGTACACGCTTCATTACGACGAGACCGGCAAGCAGCGCCGGCGGAATGTGGCACCGGCCGACGTGACCTTGGCCGAGCTGCACCAGATCATGGAGCAAACCTCGGGCGTCGACCAAGGCACTTTGCGCTACGTCTGCGCTCAGTTTCACCTGAGCGATCGTTACAAGAAACTCAGTATCAAGACTCACAACGACTATTGCTATTCGCGGGACGTCCTGCTGGGTATCCCAACCCGGTTGGGCAAACCGCTGGGGGATCTCCTGGTGAAGAAGTTCACGGCGGCGTTGATCCAGCGGATTGTCGATCGTTTGGCCGACGAAGGCACGCCGTCCAAAGCGGCACATGTCCTGCGCTACCTGCGTCGGGTGCTGCAGTGGGGCCGCAACCGGGGCTACCTCGACAGCAATCCGGCGCAGGGCATTGAAGCGCCAGTGGAGCGCAAGCGCCGGCGTTTGCCGGAACACCTAGTCATGGAAGTGCTGGTCGACCGTGCCTTGGCATTCGGACGGCTGGCCAGGAACGAGAAAGGAGGCTGTCCGGAGTACCTGAGCTACGTCATGGAGATCGGTTACCTTTGCCGTTTGCGAGGCATTGAGACCATCACCCTGACCGATGCCCATGAACTGGTGGAAGGGATTATGACCAATCGGCGAAAAGGCAGCCGGGACAACATTGTTCGCTGGACGCCGCGACTGCGCGCCGCCTGGGAAGGGGCGAAGGCTTATCGGGCCAAGGTATGGGCCAGTAAATCAACAGTCATTCCGATTCGGCCCGATCGACGCTACATCATCGTGGCCAGCCATGGTGGGGCTCTACGCAAATCCAGTCTGGATACGGCTTGGCAGAGATTCATCACGTCGGCCATTGAAGACGGCACCATAATGGCTGAGCAAAGATTCGGCCTACACGACCTTAAACGGAGGGGTATTACCGATACCGCGGGTACGAGGGCAGACAAACAGGAAGCCAGCGGCCACCGTGATGGAGCGATGATGGACGTCTACGACCTCAGCATACCGCTGGTAAACGCTTCTGACATAAACTGACTTGAGAGCGGGAAGCTCAGATATGCGAAGTTATGACTCTATCCGAGTATCGACGCTGCTTTCGAAGATAGCGCGCAGCGCATCATATTGAATAGCTTGGGAATTGTTTAGGCGAGATCCGCAACTGCGCTTGTGAAAGCATGTACCTGCGGCCGGGAAAAACAGTTCAAAGCACCAAAATGATTGATTTGCGCGATCAGTGCGGGCCGAGCGGTAGCATCACCCGCAATAAACCGTAGGCAAAGCACATCCAGAATGAGCCGAGCTAACTCTGGGTTTTCACACGCAGAGACATCAAAGGCTTTATCGATTGCAACAGATAAATTAGCCATAGCGGGGTGGCCACGGCGCAACAGACGCAAGGTCGCTTCATGCTTGGGAGTTATAGGAAGAGGCACTGTTTTTCTTTCCTCACATATGTTTCGCGTCGAGCTATTTGGCGCGTCCATATTAGACCAGCCCCGCGATTTCTGATATCCCGAAAACACCAAAAGGCCATCATGCACGCACCTACGGTGCCGGTCTCGATCCTCACTCTCAGTGCTTCGTACTGAATACCTTGGCGCACGATCAAGCGAGCTTCCGGATCTGCTCGGTAAACTTAGTGACCTGTTTGGGCGACAGACAGTTCAGGTTACCGAAGGTCTCCAGGTGGTGGATCATGGCGTCGTGACTGCCAGGATCACCGGCGACCATGCGGCGGCAGGTCTTCTCCAGAATGAGCCTGGCCAGTTCTGGGTTATCGGTGCGTGAAGAATCAAATGCCAAGGCAATTGACATCGCCAGCTCACCCAGTTCAGGGAGGGAGCGCTGCAGGGCTCTTAAGGCGTTCAGTTGGCGGGCGGTGATGGGTAACGACACAAGGAGCTCCTGAAGCTGCGTTATGTTCCAAACCATGAGCGTCGGTAATGGTAGTCCAGCATCCGGGGACTGGCGTCCAATAGACGCAGAAAAGCCCGTCGGAGCGGGCTTGTCTGTGGGGGGACGATTGAACGTCACACCAGATATGGTAACGCGACGATTACCAGTCTTGGCGCGGCGGTTCGACTGGCTCACCTTCTTTGGACCAACCCAAGGTAAACATTGGCCAAGGATGGCCTTCGTCGGTAGTGCCAGGCGTCATACCTACCAAACTCCAGCCGACATCCAACAACGCATTAGCCCAACGACTGTCATGGGTGTTCTGGATTTTCCTCACGTCTTCAATCGCCATCGGTACAACTCCTTTGTATGTGGTGGCCTATTGTTAGCACAGACGCTCAGCGACTGGAAACATCGCATGGGGCGACGTGGGGCAGGAGCCACGGTGATTGCAGCTGTTGCCTTCGATGACTAAAAGCGCTGAACGACGAAAGAGTACCTTTTTAACCACGTAACAAAGGCTAAAAGGCGGCTGTATTTCAGGCGTTTCAGGTGTAGCCCACGTAACAAGAATATCTGTAACCCTATGATCTGTATGTTAAAAGCATCTTACTTGTAATCAGTAGGTCCCGGGTTCGACTCCTGGTGCCGGCACCATACAAGGTTTCAAAGGTGGTTTTTGCAGCCTCTGAGATCTCCGAAAAACCCGCCTTTTGGCGGTTTTTTTCGTTTTGGCGTTCTATCGGTTTCCGTCAGAAACTGGTGGATTCCAACCGCTTTAAGGGTAGAGTTTGGGCTAAAGGTCACTTCGATAAAAGGGAGTACCTTTATGTCGCGCACCACTGCTCCACTCTCTGATTCGGCTTGCCGCTCAGCCGAGCCCCACCGACCGCGGCTACAAGCTTTTCGACGGCGACGGCATCTACCTTCTAGTCCAACCCAATGGCCGTAAAGGCTGGCGTCTCCGTTACGTCAAACCTGACGGACGGGAAGGACTGACCTCGTTCGGCAACTACCCCGTCATTGGCCTCGCCGATGCGCGCCGCAAGCGCTTGGAGATCAAGCGAATGTTGGCGGATGGCATTGATCCCATAGAGACCAAACACCAAGCCAAGGCGGAAGCAGTAATCAAAGGCAGAACCTTTGAAAGCGTTGCGCTGGACTGGCATACAGAAATGTCGGCCAAGTGGGCACCAGGCCATTCCAAGACAGTGATGAGCCGCCTCAAAACCCACGTACTCCCGCTGATCGGCGCCCGCGCCATTGTTGACCTCGACACCCATGACCTCATGCAGCCCTTGGAAGCGATCAAGAAGCGCGGAACGATAGACGTTGCTTTAAGGATACAAAACTACCCGCAGAGCATCATGCGCGAGGCAAAACGCCTCCGGCTTATCACCGCAAACCCTGCTTACGACCTCGAAGGCTTGATCAAAGCCCCGCGGGTGGTACATCGCCCCGCTCTACCCTTGTCGCGACTGCCGGAACTACAGGAGCGGATCGACACCTATAAAGGCCGGGCACTTACTCGTCTGACGGTGATGCTGTCGCTGCATGTGTTTGTACGCTCCAGCGAGCTGCGTTTCGCACGCTGGAGCGAGTTCGACCTCAAGCGCGGCACCTGGGAAATCCCAGACACTCGGCCAGCGCTGGAGGGAGTACCCTTTTCCACAAGGGGTACGAAGATGGCCGGGGACATCCACCTTGTACCCTTATCGCCGCAAGCAGTGGCGCTACTCGAAAAAATCTATGCACTCACAGGCAAATTCGCATTGGTCTTCGCAGGGGATGCCAAACCCTGGAAACCCATGTCCGAAAATACCGTGAACAACGCGCTTCGGACGATGGGATACGACACCAAAACCGATATTTGCGGGCATGGGTTTCGTTCGATGGCCTGCAGCGCATTGATCGAGTCAGGATTGTGGTCGGAGACAGCTATTGAACGGCAGATGAGCCACAAGGAGCGCAACAACGTCCGCGCCGCTTACATCCACAAGGCCGAGTTCATCGAGGAGCGCAGGCTGATCATGAACTGGTGGAGCCGGTATCTGGACACCAACCGGCAGGAGCATGTCACCCCGCACGAGTTCGCAAACCAGACCGGCAAGAATGTAACTCGGATCAAGTCAAAAGAACGTGCGAGCAGGTAGTTCGTAACTCACTACTCACCCACCGATTACGGGATCTCTCAGCCTAAAGTGTCAGTACCGATGCGAAACCAACCCTACCTACCGGTCAAAAACTGGCCTCCTGGCAAAATGCAGCTTTACGAGCAGCCATGCGGCCCAAAAAGCGACAGTTGCAACGTCAGTATTCTTACCTTCCCCTGCCCAGTAAGAGCCTTGAGGTTCTCAAGTCCCTTACTGGGGGCAGCTTTGTGATCTCAGAGATCGATTTCATGGGTCCAATTTGGCATGCCATGACGGGCTAAGTGATCGACCAGATGCCTTGAGCCATAAAAGCGGTTACGCCCTCCCGAGGAATAGACAAGCGCAGACTGATCGACTTTTAGACCTGAGTTTCTTGCATTGCCGGTTAACCGAGCCAAGAGACCGTCGTTATCGCCGTTGGTAGACTTCGCATTAAACAATGCGTAGTCAATCCATCCACCTGTAGTCGAACGGGTTCTTACATGAGCCATATCAATTTTCAT